AGCCAATCCAGTATTTCCTTTAAAAAGCTGTTCTGCTCCAATATAAGCATAAATAACTCCTACTAAAATGATTAACCAGCCAGACATTGTTCAGTTAATGCAAGAAGTAATTCTTCTGTAGTGCCATGGTGAAGTTCCCAAGCTTTTCTTCCAAGATGATGAATTCCAGCATGGAATCGATGATGAATTGGGCATAGGCCAATTGTTGGCGCAGTTCTGCGTTTTCCTGCTCTACGGATGTGGTGTATTTCACATGGTGTCCCTGCGTTTCCCTGATGGAAGCACAAAATGCACCCAAATTCCGCAATTTTTCTGATTCGCTGCTGTTCATCTTTAGTCATCTAAAAAATGTTTTTCACTTACAGGATTTAAAGCAGATTGAGGAACCCAAAACTGAGGGTCACGCCCAACTTGCATAACTCGCCAGTATTCAAGTTTTTTAGCATCTTTGCCATAAATCCAACCTCTGATTGTGTAAGAACCTAGCATACCAGTAAGTAAATAATACTTCCTATTATCAATGTCCCATTTGTGCATTTCCATATGCCCATTTTCGTAATGAGTGCAGCGGACATCAACTTGGCCAACATCAGGCAAATCTTTTTTGCCTTTCCACCAATAATGGTCTAAATGCTTGGCAAGTGCAGCTTCAGCCATAGCTCCCTTAATCATTCTGTCAAAATGTGCGTGTTCTGGCTCTCCTGAGTTACTTTTAGTCTTTTTGTCTTGAATATTATGAACTGCCCTTTGGCAACCCACAAACGAGGCCATGGCAATTTCTGATGGGCTAAGTTGTATTTTTATCATTAGCTATTTCCTGTAAGACTTGAGCCATTTCAACCATATCAACGGCAATTTCATATGCTCTATGATTATTTTGCGTAATCATTGAATCATGATATTTTTTGGTCAGGCTTTGTAATACTAAATACGGCAAAGAATAGTCTTTCACTTTATTTCTCCTTAATTTTAGATATTTCAATATAAAGCTGTCTAAGAAGGTCATTTTCTTCAATTAACTCCCTGGTCATTTGTATAGCCTTTATTTCGGCACATTCTTGAATAAGGGCATCTATGCTTTCAGCCCACTCCAATTGCTTTTTTAACTTTTCATCACTCATTTTTTACTCAATTTCTTTAATTGTTTTATAAACTTGCAAAGACACTCGTAAAACATAAGCAATATCGTTAGGACTTAATTGACCCATTAATTGCAAAATTTTTATGACAGCGACATCGTTATCTAAAGTTTCTGGTGGTTTGACTAGTGTTTCAATCATATTTGGCCTTGTCTACGGTTACTGGATAAAGTTCTCCAAATATCGATAATCCGTATTTCATGATTGCGTTCATTATCTATCTTTTTAAAATGTTTTAAAGCTTCTGTCCAAGCTAAAACGGCATCAGCGTATTTAAGGCTCGCTACGGCTTTTGCTTCCCTCTCGGCTACTGTCCCCTCAGCCAACAAAAAAGAGTGCGCCTTGGCCTGTTTTAAGCCTTCCTCAAGGTATTTAACTTGCCCTCCCCATGCCGCATGGTCATTGTCAGAATTAGATAGCTTAGTTAAGGCTTGCTCTACCCTGTTTTCGTTAAGTTGCTCTAAGTTCATTTCCACTCTCCTTTTTCACCACGATTGCCTTTAGTCCATTGGTCCTCAAAATCTCGAATAAGCTGCCATGGCAGTTTTTCCCTATATTTGTTCATGTATTCCCTAAATTCCCTTAAACCCATTTGCTTACGGTACAAAAGCAGTTGCCGTACAGCGCATTGGTATTTAAACTTTTCCTCATTCATAAAGCAATCGTTACATTTTCTTTTGGCAAAATCATTCCAAAATCATTTGTAAAAAGACTGTTTGTTTGAAATCTATAAATATTTACAACTCGTTTACTTGTTTGAACCCAAGTATTTTTATGGCTTATTCCCATTCTTTCACCAACTTTTACCCAACCCATTTTTGACCAAAAAACATTACTAGGAAGGTCATCAGCACATCCACAAGCAAAATCTTCTATACCGCGCAAATTTCCATGTGAAATTGCCGATGAAAGCAATGCTTGTCCTCTTTCAATTAGCCTGGCATCTTCCTGTATGCAAATTTGATTCATTTGGCTGGATTTCCATAAGAAAATAAAGCAAACCCAACCAAATCATTGTTTTCCACACACACAAAAAGTCTGTCGTTACAAGTATTGCTCCAGCGTTTACCTGTTTTTATGCCAGTAATTGCGGCTTCGTAAGCCATTTTTGGTATAAAACCAAGGCAAAAATTTTCTTTTTTAGACAAAGAAATAATGTAAGGAACATCCAAAACGGTAGCCAAACGAATCAAAATAAAATTCCTTGGGTTTTAACAGACGAACCTGAATCATATTTTTGTGAATTGCCTTTTGGATAAGGCAATATTTCATAATTTAATTTTCTTTGAAGTAATTTTTTGTCAGTTTTTGTGCCATGAAAATATATATAACGATGTTTTGCGCTTCTAAATTGACGAATTGTAGGGTCTGTAGCGTGTCTACTATGTTTTCCATTTCCAGCACTCATATCTGTGCGTTCTTTGGTTGTGCCAGTAAATAAAAAGTTAGTAGCTTGATATACATAACCTATATGGCCTTGTGCTGTATCAGCGTAAGAAACAATAATTTTTGGTTTTGGTAACATTTTTAATGAATTAGCCACTAAAAAACTTGATTGATTTTTTGAGTTGTCTAATAAACAAAGTCTATTTAACTCAATTACAAATTCTTTATATTCTTTGCCACAAACTCCTTCACAAAGACTGTTTGAAGCTGGTATTCCATAAGTAATAACACCAACCAATTTATTATCTTCATATAAACCAAAGGCATAACTTATGCTTGGCAAACGCTTGGCATAATGTTTTTGCATAATCCAAGGTACAGCTTCTTCTGATTTAATTGGCAAAACTTTCAAAATGGAGCTTCCTCAAATTTAAAAACAGGCTTTTTAATTTTTTTAGCCACAATCTTCCATTCAGGTCGCAACTTCACCAAATACTCGGCTTCTGTTTTGCTTTTAACCTGGCGAATTAAGCCAAGCTCGTCATAGATGTAGTAAATCAAGCTGCTCTCCTTTTTTCTCGATTTGCTACGATAAAGTTACGCATTTCAAAATAAGAGTTGAATCTTGATTTAGCAGGGTCACCGCACTCAGCCCTGTAGGCTGCCTCAATCTGGGCATCAGTTCCTAATGGCAATTCTTTGTTTTCAGGCGCTTGAGCAATAACAACCTCATCTAGCCAATGTTGACCTTTTAGCCAGCGTTCAGGGTCTTTTCTAAATTTGCTGTCAGGTTTAGCCTTTGCATCTGCAAGCGCTTTTGAAATAATCAATTTCAGCAATTCTTCATTAGGATTAATTTTTGCCCAGGCTTTTAAAGAATTTGGTTTGCCAACTTTTTTGTTGTATGAATTCCAAAATAAATCAAAGCCGATAGGCGTAATGCTTTTTATTGGTTTATGGTTCTTGGTTATTGGTTCTTGGTTATTGGTTAGTTGAACGGTCGTTGAACGCTTGCTAAACCGAGCCTCAGCAGATGCTTTACCAGCCTTTATTGCTTGCTCCTGCTTACCATGATATTTTGCTATTTCTTCATCACAACGCTTATTAAACCAAGAACCATCATCATTTTGTTCAAAAAATTTAGACAAAATATAAAAAACTTCTTCAATTTGAGAAATCATTCCTATGTCTTTTGCTATCTCTGCTGGTGAACCATAAAAAGGCTTTTCAGATAAATAATAAGTATCTATGAGTCGCCTATAAGCCAAATCTTCCAATAAACTTAAATGCCTTGTATGAGAAGCATAATCACCTATATTGAAATTAAAATAGTGCATTTCAGCCTTTCTGAAATAGGTCAGGCCGCAATATTTGCTTGGTTAGCCGACCCTCAGATAGGCTAATTAGGGTTTTAATATGCTTTAAAGGTATCCTTTCCCTGGCTACCCATTGGTAAATGGCTGACTCTCTTACGCCCAATTTAGATGCAATACTGGCTAAAGAGCCAAATTCCATCTGTAATTCCTTAAATTGATTCATTTAAACCTCCTAATTTGTAGTAATATTAGCATAATTTGGTAAAAAGCAACAATTATTTGTATTAGGGTAAGTCCTAATATAAATATTACACTTTTCCTTACTTTTCGTGTATAGTTACACCTAAGCAGTAAATTTTATTAACAAGTGCTGAAGGGAAATAAAAATGAAAGTTATTAATTTTGAAACAGTTGTAAAACCAGAATACAAAGAAGTTTATTTAACAATGAACACAGGCCATGTTGCCACTTTGGTTGAATTTAATGATGGCGCAGAAGAAATGCATTTACATTCAAAAACTGGTAAAAGAGTTGTAAAAAACAATACAAGTTGGATTGCCGCAGAAAAAGCAATTTGGAATACAAACCCAACTCGTTCTAAATATTAATTTTTAAGTGATGAAGGGAAATAAAATGAAATTAGGAATCAATAAAGAAGGTTACGCAGACTATGTTTGGACTACACCTAACCGCTACGAAATTACTCAATCTCAAGTAGAAGACATTCGCGACATAGTTAAAGAAGCTACAGGAAAAAATATGCCATTTAATGATGTTTTAAGAATGGTAGATTTGTTTAAATCTTTTCAATCTGATGACTTTAAAGTTTAAGGAATAAGTGATGAATCAAATTATCGAATGGGCAGCAGTAATCGTAATGGGCATCCTTTTTGGCGCTATGTTCGCCATGGGAGTTTAATCATGAACAGAGCCGATGCTTACTACGAGCCAACTGACTATGACAATCGTTCCGATGAAATAGAGGAGCGCACTTGGCAGTTAATGAAACCTGGCGCTAAGTTTGACCACACAGATGCTGGTCGAGTTCAAGAAGCATTATCCGAAATGAGTGCCAATGATGCCGAATCATTACAAATTGCCCTTGATACAGGCAACTTTGAAATTATTGGTCGCAAAATCATGTCTATATCTTTTGCATATATGGAAAGTATTGCTAAAGAAATTGCTGAAACAGAAATTAACGAGGACTAATTGATGAAAACTTTTAACGACCTACGCACTATTAATGTCAACGAACATACAGAAAGAAAAGGCAAATTTACCTATCTTTCTTGGGCTTGGGCAGTTGACCAACTTCTCCAGCTTGACCCAACTGCAACTTGGGAATACAAAGACCCTGTTTATTTTGCTGAAACTTTAATGGTCTTTTGCTCAGTAACAGCTTTTGGTAAAACCATGACAGCCCAGTTGCCAGTTATGAATAATATGAACAAGGCTATTTCCAACCCTGACTCAATGGCAGTTAATACAGCTATGCAGCGCTGCTTGGCTAAAGCCATAGCTTTACATGGCCTTGGTTTATATATCTATGCTGGAGAAGACATTCCTGAAGAAGAAGCAGTCGTCTTAGATGCGACTGAGTGGCTCAATAAAATAAACGCTAGTAAATCCATGGATGAACTTAAAGAATCGTATGGTAACGCTTATAAAGCCCTTAGCAAAGATAAATCCGCAGTTGAGCTATTAGCTAAAGCTAAAGATGCTAGAAAGGCAGAATTATCATGAAAGCATTTCCAAGACCAAATACTGTTCATCCTGATGATTTAGGCATGGATTTGCGCGATTACTTTGCAGCTAAAGCTATGGCTTTAATGTACCAATTTTGGTTGCATGATTACTATACATTTGGCTTAAATGATGAAGATGAAAAAAGAGGGCTTTCTCAAAATCAAACTTTAATGGCTGAAACAGCTTATGAGCTTGCTGATGAAATGATGAAAGCTAGAAAATGAATAAATTAGCCGACAAAGTAGTTGAGCAAATTACAGGCATAAAAGCTGTTGAACAGGGAACTGACGAATGGCATCAGCTTAGACTAGGCAAAGTAACAGCTAGTCGGGTTGCTGACATTATGGCTAAGACTAAATCAGGCGTTTCAGCTTCTAGGGGAAACTACCTAGTCCAGCTTGCTATTCAGCGTGTAACTGGCGTTGTTGAGGAGTCTTATACAAATGATGCAATGCAATGGGGAGTAGATAACGAAGCCCAAGCTCGGGTTGCATATGAAATTGCTAGTGAAAACTTTGTAGACCAAGTTGCTTTTGTCTTACACCCGACTATAGAGGGCTTTGGAGCTAGTCCCGATGGCTTAGTAGGGGAATGTGGGCTTGTAGAAATTAAATGCCCTAATAGCGCTACTCATTGGTCATACATTAAGGCTAATGAGCCGCCCAATAAATACTATATCCAAATGCAAGCTCAAATGGCCTGTACCGATAGACAATGGTGCGACTTTGTTAGCTTTGACCCTCGTATGCCAGAACGCAGCCAGTTATTAATTGTCCGAGTTGCAAGAAATGTTGAGTTTATTGCAGAAATGGAAGCCGAAATTAAGCAGTTTTTGAGTGAAGTAGAAGTTGAAGTAAATTTGATGAAAGGTAAGTAATGGCTATTAAATACTATGTAAAAGCAGCAATTTCGGAATACCAAGACCAGGCTGGCGTAAACAAAAAGCGCTACCAAACTATCGGCATTGTGACGGAAACCAAAAAAGGCGACTTAATGATGAAGCTGGAAATGATACCTTTATTAGGCTTAAAAGAAGGCTCTTTATGGTGTTACTTAAATGTTCCTGAAGATAAACCTGAAGGCAAAAACCAAAGCAGTTCCCTAAACCAACTTGAAGACGATGTGCCATTTTAAGGAGTAAGTGATGCGTAAATTAATCGGAGCTTTATCAGTAGTAACCCTAAGTGCTTGTTCTGGCGTAGGTGGTGTTAAATACACTACAGATGCGCCCCCACAAACACTTTACATTGACCCTGCTGTTCAAGCATTATCTAGAAATGAAACAATACAAGCCAGCAAAGAATGTGAAGCTGGTGGTATGCAGCCATTAATTATCTATGCCAAGCGCAGAATAGGCAATTCAGCCATGGCTACGGATATTCCAGTAGAAGTTATTTGTACCACTCGTTGGGACTTAATTCAAAGGAGCTATGCAAAACATGACTAATTTAAATGACCATATTTGGACTGCTACAGGAACTGATATTACAATCCGTTGGAGAAACATGGGCTGGACACCACCATCAGAAATGCAAGGCTATAAGGATAAATGGCGTTATTACCAAAATCTTCCTTTACGCCAGTTAGATGATGTTGCTAAAGTCGAGTATGAAAATGTTCTTAAACGAAACAAAATTGTAAGGGTTAAATAATGACCGAGGAAAAAGTGCCTTTTGGCGGCAATCTGCAAGTACCATCAGATGACTGTGAGGAGGCATTTTTTGCCTTGTACCCTGATTTTTTTTATGACGGCTCTACTTCTTTAATGCTTTGGACTCAAGCCTGGCAAGCCGCATTAGATTATGCCGAAAGCAAGAGACCATTGATTTATTTAGGATGAGCTTTGTTCATGGGCATTTTCTCATGTTTGGCTAGTTCTTTTTTAACGGTAACCAAACCATGGCGCAACTGTATAAACTGAGTATTCTCTGCTTTGTGTTGCTTTTTGCTTTCTACTTCCATCTTTTTACTATTCATTATTAAGCCCCTAAAATTTGAAATGCGTTAGTTTTAACAGTTGCTACTCGATTTAACCAGCCTTTTAAAAAGACATTTTGGTTTGGCCTAGCCATTACTATATCTTCATAAAACTTAATCTTGGCATTACTGAAATCAATAATTAAAGAACTTGCATCTATAGCATTGGCAGCCGCTAAAGTTTGATTGCCCATAACGCCATCTATATGAGTGCCAACTACCTGCTGCAAAGTCTTTATTGACCTGCCAACTCCAGCATTGACTGCAAAATCAAAAATAACATAGTCGCTACCAGAATTAAGCAAGTTGCCAAGCACAGGATTCCAATAGTTTTGTCGGTAAATACCTTGAATATCTTCATCAGATATATTCCTTAAATCTTCACTTGAAAGATGGTTATTACGCTTATATTCTTGGAATACTTTTAGCGTAATGCCTTTCATAGTAGCCCCTCCGCTATCTAAAGCATTGTTTACAAATCCACCTTCCGACTGTAGAACAAAGTGAAGTGACTTTTCAAAGTTTTGTATCATTTAATCGAATCGTATTGCTTGTAGCACGAGTCTAGAGCTATTCTTATTTTATCGGCTCTGGCAGCTTCCCTTGCAAGAAACTCGCTGTCCTCTGCGTAAAGCTGGCTTCCATTACAGGCTTTGGGAGCTTGTCCATTGATGGCTTGGTCGGTGCGACTGCTACGCTTCCGCAACTCGCTAATAGCATTGACAAGCTGATTATTAACAACTTCAATTTGAGCATCTTTGTTTCTCCTAATTTGATCGCTTTGGACTTGGTATTCCTGTTGCTTTTCTTGGGTAATCTTAATTTGAGCTACTTTATAAGCCTCTAGTTTGTGGGCTTCGTATTTGCCGTAACCAAATCCTAATACTGTAGTTAAAGTTAGGGCAAGATAAATATACCAACTTGGAGGAATCATTAACCCAAACATTAGACAATTCTTGGTGAAAAGGCAAAAGTAGCGTGCCAATCTTTAATGGCTTCTGTGTTGTCATGCCATTGGTCAGGCGTAATAAATGCAGGGTCTACCAAAGCCCTGATATTCCAGCCAAGGTTAAGGTAAAAGGTTTTAAAGCCAAGTTTGTGCGTATAAACAAATTGAAACAATCCATGACCAGTTACTAGAATATGCCCATAATGAGTTTCGCTAGTTGCTATGTCGCCTACATAATTCATGCCAGTAGAACCATCAAAAGTCTTGATTTCAAAGCCATAAAACGGATTACGCCATAGCCATTGAACCTGACTAAACCAAGATGTGCCATGATTGCTTTTAAAACCGTTATCGCCCCACAAGCTATTGTCCCAAGTTTGAAACCAATTAAGCCAGGCTGGAAGTCTAGGTTCAGTTGCTTTTGCAGTAGCGTTATTAATCCAACCATATTGCCCTGTGGCAAATAAAGGCAAAAAGAACGCTAGTGGAAAAGTCAAAATAGTGCCTACTAAATTAATAGGAACTAATAACAGGTAAATTAAATAAATCATTTTTTATCCAATGGCTGAGTTGTATACCAGCGTAATACAGCACAAGTAAGTCCTATTAAAACTAATAAACTGCCATAATATTTAGGATTAATAACATTTTGCAGATATGAAAAGTTATCATACAAAGCTCCCACAACAACTAAAGCCAATGAAAACCACATAGTTCTAGAGTGCATAACGCTTTTCATGGCTTTATTCATTTGTCTGCTTTTTTATCTAGCTTGTCGGAAATCTTATCTAGCTTAAAGAAAATTGCATCGGCTACTTTATCAAAGTCATCTTTTTTAACATAGTTGCCAGCGACTAATATTTCAATGCTATTTACTTTGTCAGCAAGATTAGCATCTACAGCTTTTAATTCTTTATACGAGTCCCAAATGGCTTTCAAAATAAACCCAAAGACTAGATTGATTAGACCAAAAGCCCAGTTGTATATTGTCTGTTCCATTTTTTATGTTTTCTGTATGTAAGCTAAAGCATAATAAAGAGGCGCATTAGTTCCACCGCTTGTCATTACGCCTGAGGATACAAAGCCACCAACAGCCCCTGAAGCATAAGAATTGCCAGCACCAACAATAAAGCTATCCTGAAGATTAGGAGTGCCACTAGTTCCGTTACATAATAAGTAACCAGCAGGAATAGCATTAACAGCGCCAGACCATACAATAATGCCGCCTGAAGGCACATTTACAACTGAGCCAGCAGAAGGTATACCTGAAATATTATCGTAGGTATAAAGCGTTACATTAGCAGAAGTTGATAAAACAAACTTATAAGCATTAAGACTAGATAGCCAAATAGCAGTAGGCGCAATTCCATTAACGCCTAAAATAATAGGATTTGCACAAGGTATAGTTCCAGCAACACTTGTATAAGTTGCTAAAGGAGTAGTAGAGCCAGCTTGATAGGTATATAACAATCCACCAACCAAGGGCAAAGTGTCTGTGCCTAAAAACGGTGTCATTGAGTTGCCAATAGGCGAAAGTAAGACTGTCATATTATTTTCCTAATAAATCTTTTAAATTAGTAAATCCTTTTTGTTTCTTTTCAAATGATTCTTTTCTTAACTTTTCTGTTTTTGCTAAATCTTTTTTAGCAATTCTTTCGGACATAGCTCCATGAACTATAGTTTCAGCAAGACCTAATGTATGACCACCAGTAACAGCGCTAGCAAGACCAGCAGCGCCTTTTTTCAAAATAAACTCTTTTGCTAAAGTTGGAAGTCTTTTGTCAATATTAATTTCTTGAACTTTAGCGCCTGGATAACCAGTATCAGTTTTAAGAATATGGGCTAATGAATTGTAATCATTAATTTTAGCCATTTCTTCAGGCGTAAATAAACGATTCATTACTTCTTTATTGTCTTTTAAATATTTAGTACCAGCATTTGCATTTCTTTGAAAAGCCTCATGCGTTCTATTTAAAAATTGAGATTTAATTTCAGAACGAGAAAGTTCTGCTTGAGCTTTTAATTCTGGTGGCGCTTTATCAATAGTATCAATAATATGGGTAAGTTGGTCAACTCCTAATCCTGCAATAGAATTAGGTATTTTTTCAATATCTACTTTACGATTAATTCCATTAGGACCTTCAGCTTCAAGAATTTTAGAAATGCCATTTGGATTTTCTAAAGTATCTTTTTTAAGCCCAAATAAATTTCTAGCATCAGCATAAACAGATGTATTAGGGTCTAAAGTAGAAACTACATCTGCATCTACTGCATTTTTAAGGTTTCTGTGCATTTTTGCATTTTTGTTGTCCCAAACACCTTCTTCATTAAGCCATTGTCTAAATTTTTCTGCTTTTTGACCATTTGAAGGAAGCATATTTCCATCTTTGTCCATCATTCCTAATTGTTTTAATTTGGCATTAGCGGCATTAGCTAATTTTGCATTGTCGCCTAATTCAAGTGTAACTTCATCAGTTAATGCTGTTTTAATATTATTTCCTGATACTGGAATATTGCCAGCAACTGCATCTCGTTCCGCATAAATCTTTTTAATAGCATCATCAAAATGGCTTTCTAATTTTTGAAAATAACCAATGGTATTATTACCACGCTTATAATTTGCAGATTCATCTAAACCGTAAGTTCCACCACTTTCATTAATTAATCTTTCTCCATAATTTGTTGTGGCTAACTTTTCTTCTTTTAACTTTTCTGCCAATAAATTACCTTCAGGAGTATCCGTTTTAGATAATTGATAATCAGTAGCTCTATCTTTTCCTCGGCCTTCAATTACATTAGGATCAACAGTTAATTGTGGCGCAGTTCTATTTAAAACTTCTAATCTAGCTTGCTGTTCATCTTTAGGAACTGCTTTTTCATCATATTTAAGTTCTTTAAAATCATTACCAATTTCATATGGTTTTGCAGAACCTTTTTCGGCAATATATTCAGGAGTTGCTACAGAAGGAGTTTCTCCAATAACTGTTGCTGTTTTTTCAGCTTTTTTAGCCGCAAACTGATCAGCAATAGTATTTTTTACTAGAGCTAATTCTGTTTTTGCTTTTGCTGCAACTTTAGGGGCTACTGCAACTCCTAAAGTATTTATCATTTGCTCTACATCTTGCTTTGGCAAACCAGTTTGTTGAGAAATCCAATCCGCTCCTTTTGAAACATTTTCACCAACAAAATTCATAAATCTTTGCGAAGCCTCGTTTTTATAAGCAGGAGTTTCTGTAACTCCAAGAGCTTTGCCAAAAGGTTTATCTAAAAATTCAGATACTTTATTTGATGTTGCTTCTGCTTCTGTTGGATTTTGACCTAAAGCTCTGCCAACTGCATAAGTTGCTTGTTTTCCAACAAAAGGCAAAGCAGAACCTACAGTAATATCTGCTAGCGAAGCAATTCCTGGCAATATATTTAATGAAGATTCAGGTTTTTCTGCAACAGGCTTTTGTTGTTCTTTTTGAGTTGTAGCGCCACCCATTAAAAAATTACTAAAATTATCACCCATTTCGCCAATTTTGCTTTTGGCTTGTTCTATGTATTGACCAACATTAGGAGCTTTAGGATTTTTTAAATCTTTCCAATCTGCTTGAATTTGACCATTTTTTATAACATCAGGACCAGCATAATATTCAGCTAATACTTTGTCAGCATTACCGCCATGACGATTATAAGCATCAGAAATTAAAGCATTGCCAGCTTCTTTATTATGGGTAGGATTATTAATATCATACTCAACTGGAATAAGACCTTTTTTCTTTAAAGTTTCAAAAGTTGGTTTAGTAATCTGCATAGGACCTACTGCACCAGCATAGTTTGCTGTATCAGTTTTTGCTTTACCAAAATTACTTTCTTGACCAAAAACCATATTCTGCACATCTTCTACAGAATATTTTGATTTTTCAGGAGAGCCTCCTAAAAGAAAGCTAGAAAAGTCTGCCATTATAAATGTCCAGTTTTTTCAAGTTTTTCAATGTTTTTCCATTTATTACTAAATTCTTTTAATACACTAGGATTATTGCCTAATAACTTGTCACGAGCTTTATTTTTTTCCTCGGTACTCATGTTAGGACTATCAAATATATTCTTTAATTCAAAAATTTTACTATCAGCATTATCAGCCCATAGTTTTTTAAATGTATTTAAGTTTTGGTCGCCATAAAGATTAGCAAACTTTTGTGCCGCAGTTGCTTGCATATCAACATTAGTAAGGTCAGCTTTAGTTCTACTTGCAATAGATTTTAAAACGCTTGGTGGGAATGTTTCGTCACCATTAGCCATTCTTGCTAATTGTTTTCCAGCATCGGTTTCTAAACTGCCACCACTAGCTTTAATGGCTGTAATTTGTGCATTAGCCAAATCTTTGCTTAATTGCTTATACTTAATGCCTTGTTCTGTACCTAAAAAAGTGCTTATTTCTCTACCAGCTTTGCCCATTACGCCAGCGCCACCAAACCATTCAGACTTTTCAAGAGCATCAGCCTCTTTAATAACTTCATCTATATTTCTACGCATAGTAGTTAAACCTACCTGTGCATTAACAAGATTATTTTTATAAGATTGCCCTGCTTCTATGTCTTTTGGTTCATTTGGAAGCTGTGCATATGGTAATCCAGCTTTGCGAGTTGGATATTGCATAGGTGGCATATTCATTTGTCCTGCCGAAACGCCAGGAGAAACTGTTGCGCTAATAGGAGCAACTGCGCCAGTAGGAGCAACATCTGTTTCAGGTTGTTGTAAACCTTTAACTGGAGAAATACCTGTTGTTGGCGAAACCATTGCTGGTTGACCATTAATAATAGAAACTTTAGGCTGATTTTGTTCAGCAATATTCATAGCACCAGCTAAAGTCTGGGTAGCTCTTTTAATTAATTCAGGCGCAGATTGTGGACTTTTTAAAATAGCATCATTAAACTCATGTATATATTGCCGTCTATCAGTTTTATTCCAGCCCCTAGATTCAAGTCCTTTATCTATTTCATCAGAAACATCATATAAAGAATTTTGAACCGCTTTTACTTGGTCTGGAGTTGCATTTCTAGGCAAACTGCCAGCAGCTAAAATGCGTTCATCTGAACCGTAAGGCGTAAGAACGCTATACATGGTACTCATTTTTTCATTACCGAGCTTTACATTGGCGCTTTGTGCTTCTGTATTTGCTCTTGATGCTTCAGACTCAGCTTTAGAAACATCAAATCCATAAGTAGCTTTAGCTTTTTTTAATGCTTGCTCACTAGTCGCTATTCCTTGTTGTGTAGATTGAATATTAGTTAATTCAGCTAAAGAAGAAAGCGCATTAGGATTAACAGGCGAACCCATAGGAGCCCCTGCATAACTTGGAGGAGTTGGAAGATTTACTGAAACAGGGTTAAAAGTTAATGGCATATTTATTCCTTATTAAGCTATATTGCCGCCACCTTGAGTTGGTCCAAAGTTTCCAGCAGATGCAGGCGCTTGATTAAATGAACTAAAATAATTTCCAGCCGCATTAGCTAAGGTTCCAGCCCTACCATATTGAGCATTGGTAGCATTGGCTGCCGCATTACCAGCATTAACATTATTGTTGCCTAATATATTAGCTTGTCCAGTATACAAATTAGCAGTTGTTTGAGCTTGATTTGTATTTAAATTAGCCAAATTAGAGGCTTGATTTATACCCATTTGAGCCTGAGTAGAACCATAACTTGTTCCCAAATTAGCCATATTGCCACCATAATTTGTTCCAAGAGTTGCTAAATTAGTGCCATAACCAGTCGCAGCATTACCTAAAGCCCCTGCATAACCAGTATCAAGTCCTGAAAGCGCATTGGCTTGGCCTGTATATACACTTCCTTGACCAGCAGCAGCTATTTGACCTGCATTAGTTGTGTTTTGAAGATTACCAACAATATTTTGTCTTTGGTTTTGATAATTATTAAACGCATTTTGATACGCATTTGCGGCAAAATTTTGGGTAAATGAATTTAAACCTTGAAAAGCATTTCCACTAACTAAACCACCAGTTGCATTAGCTAAAGCATTAGTAGCACCTTGACCTTGTTTTAATTGAAAATCATAATTAGGTGCTAATTGTGCATTTAAATCTTTATTGCTAAATTGATTAGTTGTGTAGCCTGAACCAATTAAATTATTAAGGGTATTTGCGCCAGTTTGACCAACATTGACAAAAGGCTGAAAACCAGCAGCAGCTTGTCCATATCCTGCATTTATGTCATTTCTAGCATTTCCATAACCAGTAT